CGTTTATTATAACTTGCGAATGCGCAATGAAAAAATACAAAGCTATAGCGATACCGGTCAGCTTTGCTGATGACAAGCCCCGGTTTCTCACGGTGAGAGATCGGCGCTTCAAGGATTGGATATTTGTGACAGGTGGATGCAGGCGGAGAGAGATCTTTAACCCTCTCCGCTGTGCTCTTAGGGAACTTGAGGAAGAGACCAGGGGTACGGTTGCCCTCAAGAATGGTGAGTATACAGAATTCAAGTTCACTGTGAAGGAAAGCCCCACAGTGGACTTGGAGTACAATGTATTTATCTTTTTCGTAGACTATACCAAGCCTCAACAACAGGCACTCGTACGAAAGTTTTATGAAGAGAAACAAAAGACTAACCTAAAGAAAATCAATAAACAACCAATAAAAAAGACTTTTGATGAGAATGACTACATGAGTTTTGATACCCTCGAAGAGTTCAATACCCGTAAGAGGTGGAAACTCATTGTGGACAACGTTCTCAAAAATCCAGAGTTTTATTCGTGTGTGACTTCCCTCAATAGAAAAACATTCTCTATAAAATAGAATGAAGTCAAAAGCTTACATTTTAATGCAGATTGGAGAGCTCCTTGAGAAGAACAGGGGACTCTGTAAAGAGGAAGTTGAGGAGTGGATAAAGGAAAATGAAGATAAAAAGGTCTATGAACTCCTTGTTATAAAGAAGGAGTTGGCAGAATCACCTAAAGAATACAGAGACGTTTCTGTCATGAGGTGGTTTAGAGGTTAGACGCGATACAAAGGTATGTTTAAAAAGTGGTGTACACAACAAAAGTTTAATAATGCAACCAATCTATCACATGTGCTCATGGACGGTGGTGTCCTTTCCGTGCCATTTGATAAATTGAATGAGTTTCACGAAAAGTATATAGAAGCTGTGAAGTCCGGTGAAAAACTCTTTGTCGTTGAACAGAAGAGTCCTCTGTACAACTTCTTTGTGGATATCGATTACAAGGATACACACTCCCTTACCCTTGATGAAATTCAGGATATCTGTAAGATTATTTGTGATAAAGTGAAACGTCACGGTGGAAAGGACTGTCTCGTCTCTGTGTCACCACCAAAGACCGTCGGACAGTACACAAAGACTGGTGTCCACCTCAATTGGCCGGGGTTCGTCGTGGATCAGTCATCGGCCATTGCTCTCAGGGAACACATCCTTGTAGCACTCTCAAAGGCTAAAGGTGGTACGGACTGGAATGAAATTGTGGACGCAGCAGTCTATGGCGATGTTCGTAGAAAGTCCAAGGGGAGTGGTTTCCGTATGCCGTGGTCTCACAAGATGGCAAAGCACAGTCCATGTGGTGGCCAGGGGTGTCCAGAGTGTCATGGAAAGGGTAAGGTTGTACAGGTTGCCTATCTACCCCTATTTATCTATAACCATGGTCCACTCAGTAAATTGACAAAGATTGATTCGGGACCAAACTTGGATATTCTTAAAATGTCATCGATTCGGACGGACGAGCCACAGCACATCACTGTGGAACCTCCTTCATCTGTCATTAAGGAAGGCTCCTTTACAGATGCTCAGACGAGAGATGAAATTGAGAATGACGAGCTCAAGGGTCTCATTGAAGACTTTGTACAGAGGAATATGGAGGGGCAATCCACCTCCGTGGTGACAAAACTTTTCAAACACAAGGAGACCTATCTCGTCTCAACCAATTCCAAATATTGTGAGAACCTCAAGAGAGCACACAGCTCCAATCACGTGTGGTTTCATATCAGTGGTTCTTGTATCGCTCAAAAGTGTTTCTGTCGCTGTGAGACAATTCGGGGAAGACGTGATGGTTTCTGCAAAGACTTTTATGGTCGCAAGCATACTCTTCCCCCAAAAGTGGTTAAAAAGTTGTACCCCAAGAAGGAGGAACTCAAAAAGTGTCCAGAAATCAAAAAGTTTGAAGAGAAACCCCAAATTAAACAGAGTGATGTGAAGGGTCCTCTTGAGTCTTTCATGCACAGATGTATGAAGTGTCCAGAAGGGACTCGTATTGTAAGTATCACGCAACAGAAAGGTGGTTTCACAGCCCTCACAACTTCAACATATTGTGAAACAATTAAGGGTGACCACCAGGACTGTACAATGTCATATGTCATCAAGGGTGGTAAAATTACTCAGAAGTGTCCAATTTGTAAAAAGAGTACCGCGAGAACGCATGAACTCAGTGGTAGTGTCAAAGAAGCTCTTAATAAGAAAGATACTTAAAAAGTAAACAGCTTTAAATAATTAAATGGTGCAAACCAGGACGAGATCCGGTAGACAGATAAAGAAACCCGAACTGTATCAACCCGAAGAAACCGTTTTTGAAGATGATTATTCCCCCGAAGAACATGATTCTGATATTGGTTCAGACATAGATACAGATGAAGAATATTACTCAGATGATGATAGTGAAGATGACGACGATGAGGGTAGCCTCAAAGATTTTGTCGTGGATGATGATGAAGCAAGTGAAAGTGAGGAAGAAGACGCTTAAAAAAAACAGGGGTTATATTAAAAAATGGAAACTGATATCGGAAATCCAATTGAATATGATCCATCAACCGATCCATTCATTAAGAGTGAGGAAGAGAAGAATGAAGATAGTACACCAATAAATGAACAACAATACTATTTTCAACCTCCCGAAATGATGTATCCACCACAACAACAATTTCCAATGGAAAAGACAGATTTCATTTCAAGTATAGACAAAACGACGTGGATTGTGGCGTTTGCCGTCTTTCTATTGGGCTTTTTCATGGGGAAAACCATGCAACCAGTGATCCTCCGGTACGCTTGAGTATCCTGTGAAAGTACCAATGTCCCCATGGATGTATTTTGAATCCATCATATCATATGGATATTTACCAACGTTAAATACTTCTCGCGAATCCTCAATGAATCCCGTAGCTGTTGACGGCTTACTTTTGTTCTCTGAAACCACCTTTTTACTTGGTTCAAAAAACAAAATAAAGAACGCACTTGTCAAAATTATGGTTAAAATTATTTTCCACATTTTGTTCTAAAATTAACGAATATTTAATTTAGGCTGAAGAGACTTCTGGTTCACCATCTTCTTCCTTAGTCTCTTCAATCTTGGCATCTGTGGACGCCGCATCAGCCTCTCTCTTCTTACGTCGCTCTTCCATTTCAGTGGCAACGATGGCATCGGCTTCCTTGACGAGTTCCTCCATTGGAGTATCTGGCTTCTCCTTCTTGAGGCGCTCCAAGACTTCTGCTGGGTGGCTGACTGGAGCTTCATCTGGTTTGGTGTAATACCTGGAGTTTTCATCACCTGGGGTAATGTAATCCTTCGCTTCCATCATGGATTGCTTGCGTTCGTTGAATAGACGAGCTGCCTGGGCTTGGTTCTCCTTGTATCCACTCATAATCTCTTGAAGCTTTTCATTGGTATAGTGAACATCCTCAATCTTTGTGGGGTCTGGTGGGATCAAGAGCCACTTGTACATGTCAACAACGTAGATGTCAAAGGTTGGATCTTCCTTTTGAAGACGCTTTGCGTGGTTCGCGGCTTCATCTCGGGTCGCAAAGGCACCTCTAATCTTGATACCAAACTTGTCATTCTTTTGTGGAGCTTCTGGACCAACAACTGAGAGGCACGCGTACAATTGACCTGGAACAGTGGTGTAATCTTGTTCAAGAGACATGTTTATATGTTACACATTACTTAAAACTTTAAGCTATTTGTATTACAAATGAGGACATTTTGGGACAAACAACCTGTGCCACAGGATGGGTGTACCTATGAGAGTGGTAGAGAGATTGAAAAGGAAAGAGTGATCACACATGAACCTGTATCTCTTCCCGAAGGGTTTTCGTGGTGTGTTCCACCCCTCGAAGAAGCGCATAAACTTTTACACGATCATTATGTATGCGATGAAACTTTTAGATTGTCATACTCCATCGAGACTCTTAAATGGGCGGCCGGTCACGAGAGTAGAGGTATTCGCGAAGACGTCTCCGGTACACTCATTGGATACATTACAAGTGTACCAATCAAAGTAAGGGTGTGTCAGGACATACTTGATGCGGTCCAAATCAATTTCCTTTGTGTTCACCCCGACTATAGGGATAGGGGTTTTGCACCCATACTCATCAGTGAAATCAAACGAGTTGCGAATAGTAATGGTATATGGCAAGCAGTGTACACAGCGGTCACGAAAATACCTGGATCAATTGCCAAAAGTTTCTATTGGCATCGTTTCCTCAATGTAAAGAAACTTACAAAGACTGGATTTTACCAAACAAATCGGTTGAGAGAAAAATACTTTGAAATTCGTGGGAACTCTCAATTTAGAAGAATGTCCCAAAAGGATGTCCCAAAAGTGACCAAAATATTAAAAAAGTACTTTGAAGGTTTCAAAGTGGCACCCCAAATTGACAAAGAATGGGTCAAGTACTGGATACTCCCAATTCATTCATATGTAAATGATGAGACGGATGACTTCATATCATTCTACGAAGTGCCATATGACCGCGTTGATGGTCAAGACACAGTCAAACAGGTCTACAACTTTTATACAGTGGGTGATGTATACAATGATGCTTTCATACTTGCGAGGAATCAGGGCTACGATGTTTTCAATACCCTTGATATTGGTCAAAAAGGAGAAGATCTTGAGAAATTAAAGTTCATCAAGGGTACGGGTCATGTCTACTATTATCTATTCAATTGGCTTCCATCTTCACCATTTGGTCATGAAGATATACAACTTAAGTTACCTTAAAAGAATGAATAGTTAAGAAAACATGGAAGAGATCCGTCGAAATCACAATGACGCCAAGAGGGAACTCATACAGAGTGTAACTCGGGAGGGCAATCAAATCTTGGATGTGGGTTGTGGCTTTGGTGGTGATCTTCAAAAATGGTACAGGTGTGGAGCAAATATGAGTATGTGTGATCCGGAGCCATCAGCACTTGTGGAAGCCAGGTCTCGTGCAAAAAATATGCACATGAGGGTAAACTTCTATGAAGGTGACATACACAATTGTCCAAATAGAAAGTTTGACATAGTGTGCTACAACTTTTCACTTCACTACATTTTTGAAAGTCATGGAAAGTTTTTTAGTTCAATCCGAGAAATCAAAAAAAGAATGAAACCAGGTGGAAAGCTCATAGGTATCATACCAGATTCGGAGAAGATCATATTTAGAACACCCCTCAAGGACCAGATGGGTAACTTCTTCCTCATGAAGGAGCATGGTAATGGTGGTTATGGTGAAAAGTTATTTGTAAACTTGGTGGATACCCCTTTCTATGCCGATGGACCGAAATCGGAGCCAATAGCTTATCGAGACCTCCTCGTAACACACTTAGAAGAGATGGGTTTCAAATTAGAACTGTGGGAAGGACTTACAGGAAATCCAATCTCAGAACTGTATAGCAAATTTATCTTTGTATATAAGAGATGATCACATTCATTGTACTTCTGTTCATCAACCTATGGATACTTTCCCAAACCAAAGAACCCCAGGTGCTCACTGATGTCAAAGAGAAATACAGAGTCCTTCGTGAACACATTGCTTCCACGGATCACCCCAAGTATCAAATGCTTGTGCGTTGTGTACCACTGACTGCATTCCACTCCATGAGTGAATCTGTTGGGTACAATACAAACAAGGGACAAGAGATTGCTTTGTGTCTTGATGGGACCCCAAACGAAATCTTCCACGTCCTCATCCATGAGTTGGCACACTGCACAGTTGATGAATACTCACACTCGGAACAATTCTGGAAAAATTACCTCGAACTTCGCGACATGTGTGTAGATTTGGGTATTTATGAGAAGATCCCCGAAAGAACCAAGTTTTGTGGTCAACACATTCAGGATAAATAATATTCTTCCATCATATTAAATGAAAACACCATTGAGTATCTTACTTATGGTCATTGTATATTGGCTTGCCATATACGGGATAAGTATTGTTCCACACTTCTCGGAAAACTATAACCTTAATCTCGTGTGGCTCACTGTCATAGTCCCAAATGTACTTCGTTACATAATAGGTAATGTACCAAGACTCGCTGTTGATCGTATCTTCTTTCTTACAACGAGCATTATTGCCCTAGTTATTACATTTGCGGTGAATGCTATATGGGGTGAAAGTAGAGAGGCTGTGGAAAAATACGGAAGTGACAGAAGCAAGACGCTTAAATTGAGTGCCTTGCTCATGACGGCATTTGCGACAGGAGCTTTGATTACCTACTACACAGGTATTGATAATTCAATCTATTCTAATATGGGTTGGGAATCAAATAATGTGTTTATGGCTTCACAAAGTAATTTTTAGAAATGTAAAACACAATAGCAGCAACCAAACCGGTTGAAGCCAAGCCAACCATGCTTCGGCTCCCTTGTTCGTTAAGGAACTTTGGAATGGAAGTGACAAGCTTGTCTTGAACTGGCTTAGACACCGCAAGAGCCGCAGCGGCACCAGCGACGAGAGCAATCATTTGATCATCGGTGAGATTGAATGGGTTCTTGCTTTCTGGAGCCTTTTGCTCTTGTTGTGGCATAGCATAACTACCCTGAGGTTGTGGAGCGGTCATTTGTGGCATCATGTCTTGCATTCTGGGCTCCTCCGCCATCATTGGTGGTTCCATCATAATGTCATTAATTGGAGTAGAGTCCATCGTCTGTTTATTTTGACTCACATTTTTTTCGGGTTGTTGTAACGCTTCACGCTCGTTACTGATAAAAGTTGTTGTAGGGTTATCATTCAATGGAACCATTCCATCACCATTGTCGGCAAGATTTAATGTATTTATATCCGTGGACATTTAGTATAGTCTTATGTTTTTGAAAAAAATGAGTGACGCAGTCTATATTAGAGAATTGAAATTATAGACTGATAAGAATGAATGATTTTGTCAATCAGCCTATGATTACCTACATTGGTAATAAAAGAAAACTTGTAAAAGTCATAGAAGAAATTGTCACTAAACTTAAACCTCAAACATGTGCTGATGCGTTTTCTGGTTCTGGTGTTGTGTCAAGAATGTTATTGACACATTGTGAAAAACTACATGTCAATGACTTGGAAAAGTATTGTGAAGTTTTGTCTGAGTGCTTTTTGAAAACACCTTCTTGGTTTGATCAAGATGAAATCGTAAATCATTTGAGTGAAATGAATAATTGTCCTGATAAAGTTGGGTTTATTAGTGAAATGTATGCCTCAGATGAGAGACAATTTTATACACCCGAAAATGGAAGAAGAATTGACGGAATGTTAGATTACGTTGAGAGATGTGTTCCCAAGCATCTCAAACCTTATTGTCTTGGACCACTTGTTGTAAAGGCTAGTATTCATACAAATACATCTGGCGTGTTTAAGGGGTTTCATAAAGGTGGTTGGGGTGGTAAAGGTGGTCACGCACAAGATAGAATTATGAAAAGAATTGAAGTTGAAACACCCATATGGATTGAACCATGTAAAAATGTTGAAGTGAAACGACAAGATGCGTGTGACTTTTTGGAAGAACTACCAAAAGTTGATCTCATCTATCTAGATCCACCCTACAACCAACACCCATATGGATCAAACTATTTCATGCTCAATCTAATTTGTACCAATGAAAGACCTCATACAGTTTCTAAAGTATCAGGTATTCCTGGAGACTGGAACAAAAGTCAGTATAACTACAAAAACAAGATCAAAGATGCTATGAAACGTACCTTGGAACTAGCAACTACTAAAGCTAAACATACCTTGGTGTCATATAATAATGAAGGGTTTATATCATTACCCGAATGGGAAGAACTTCTTCAACCATACACATATGAAAAAATTGAAATAGACTACAGTTGTTACAAGGGAAGTCGTAACAGAAAAAATAGACCTAGTAAAGTTACGGAATACTTATTTGTTATTTCGTCTTTGTAATTTTAAGGTTTGTCTTTTTAGTTGCCTTCTTGGCATCATCTTCCTTTTGTTGAAGGTACTTAGGGTTGTACATCTGTTTATGAAGTCTCCAAAGATCTGGGCTACCAACTCTAAAGTTCTTACGAAGGGACGCCTTGTACCAAAAGACACAATCCTGTATTTTATTAGATTTAACTGTATTATCTAAGACCAAGCACTCATAGTTTTCTGTACAAGCATCCATCACTTTATTAAACATGTCAAAGGTTGGAAAGATGCCAAAGAATGATTTATAGAGTTTTTCTCTGTTCTGTATGATATTCTCCCTGAGTACAAACACATAGTCCACATTCGCCCGTAACGCCGGTGGAAGATCCATCACATATTGCATTGTAAGCATGAAGAAGATCTTCCAGTGACGCCCGTTCATAAAACATTGTCTGATACACGTATCCTTAAGAAACTTACTGTCATACATACAATCATCTAAAAGCATGAA